TATAAGGAGGTTGATACCTAATTATAGATGGCCACTTAACCCCGAAGAACCCTTTATTACTATAGAAAAATATGTATCTAAATTGAAAGAAATATTATGAGACAAGATTTTGTAGAATTGTTATGGTTATTTGATTCTCCCCCAAATGAAGTTCATTATGGTGATGGATATCTCAGACAAACAAGAAATATTATTCGATTGGATTTAGATGAAGCTGGGATGTTATATCGATATGCTTCAGAAATTTGGAAAATTTTACCACAGACTGATGAGGGTAATATTATATTAGAAATAGGTAGATATTGGGCAGGATCACTTTGTCTACTCGCAACTGCTACTCACGATACTAAAGTAAAAATAGTTTCTGTTGATTTTGTTGAGGGTTGTCATGATCCTGATGCTGATGATTGGTTGAATGAGTATGAAGAAAAAGAACGTATAGATATTAGAGTGGACAATTCCCATACAATGAAACAGATGCCAGTAAATTTATTATTTGTTGATGGAGATCATTCTTACGAAGGTGTCAAAAAAGATTTCATTCATCATTGGAATTATTTGAATCCAAGAGGGTATTGTTTGGCACATGATTATACTGATCCAACTTGTGAAGGTGTAACTAGATTTATAGATGAATGGATTGAAGAAGGTTATGCAGAAAAACTTGAACAAGTAGGTACAATGATTTCCCTTAAAAAATTGAAAGATTATGAAGTTTGAAGAATTACAATATCAATGGACAATCGATTGTGAAATGGATGAAACTGAGCTCTCCAAAGAATCAATAAAAATTCCACAATTACACAACAAATACTTAATATACTTTCACGATGAACGTATAAGACTCCGTACTATGAAATTCGAAAATAGTAAACTCTTGAAACTAAAAAGGGAATACTATTCGGGGAGGATGAGTGCAGAAGAAATGGAGGCTCTTGATTGGGAGCCATTTCAATTCAAACTACTCAAGGCAGATGTACAAGAATACATTGATGCTGATGAAGATATAATAGAACTGAAGAAAAAACTCACACTTCAAGAAGAAAAGACTGATTATCTTGAATCTATAGTGAAAAGTTTGACTAACAGAGGTTATTTAATTAAAAATGCAATCGATTGGAAACGATTCACAGAAGGTCATTGAAGTTATTGAGGTTACTAAAAAAGATGAAGTATACCTAAAGATAAGCTGTGAAGCTGGCGTAGCGCAAGAAATTTGTGATTATTTCACATTTACTGTTCCGGGCCATACATTCATGCCAGCATATCGTATGAAGATTTGGGATGGAAAGATAAGATTATTCAATATTCACAATAGGTTACTGTATAGTGGATTACTTGAGTACGTGTTTATCTTTGCTGAGCCCCGATCTTATAAAGTGATCCCGAAAGGTTTTGATTGGAAACCTAGAAAAATAGCAAAAAATCAAGCTTTCCTTGATGACTTAAACTTACCTTTTGAACCTAGAGATTATCAACTCGAAGGATTTCACCATGCTTTGTCATATAAAAAATGTCTGTTGGTATCTCCTACCGCAAGTGGAAAATCCCTAATCATCTATCTAATTGTACGGGCACTTAACGTTAAGACTCTCATAATCGTACCTACCACTTCACTTGTTTCTCAGTTGTATTCAGACTTTCAAGAATATGGATGGGATTCCGCAAAATTTTGTCACCAAGTCTACGCAGGTCAAGATAAAGTGTCAGATAAAAAGGTGGTTATCTCTACGTGGCAATCCATCTATAAACTTAATAAGAAACTTTTTGAACCATATAAGTTAGTTATAGGTGATGAAGCACATGGGTTCAAGTCAAAGTCTCTTACATCCATCATGACCAAATGTGTGAACGCTGAATACAGAATTGGTACTACAGGAACATTAGATGGAACGCAAACTCACAAATTAGTACTTGAAGGTCTATTTGGTAAGGTTTACAAGGTTACAACTACTAAAAAATTAATTGACAAAAAAGAATTGGCACCATTTCGTATAGAAATTATTGTATTAAGATATCCTGATGTAATATGTGAACAATTTAAACAAATTAAATATGCAGATGAGATAGAATTTCTAGTGGGTCATGAGAAAAGAAATAAATATATACGAAACCTAGTATTATCTCTTGAAGGTAATACTTTGCTCCTGTTTAGATTGGTCAAAAAACATGGACGTATTTTATATGATTTACTTTGGGAGAAAATAGATGTTGGATCTAGAAAAGTCTTCTTTGTACATGGTGGAACAGAAACCGATACAAGAGAACAAATACGAGCCATTGCTGAAAAAGAAACTGACGCGATCATCGTGGCCAGTTATGGTGTATTCAGTACCGGCATCAACATTAGGAATCTTCATAACATTGTGTTCGCTAGTCCTTCTAAATCTCGTATTAGGAACTTACAGTCTATAGGTAGAGGTCTGAGATTGTCGGACAACAACCAAGAAACTGTACTATATGATATTGCGGATGATTTGAGGTGGAAGAACAGAAAGAATTATGCTTATCGACATCATGAAGATAGAATGAAAATATATGATGAAGAAAAATTCCCATATAAGATTCACAACATTCCACTTAAGGTATGAATGGAAGAATTAACCAAAGAAAACTTAAAAGTTATAAGATTAGAAAATGGTGAGATTCTATTTGCAAAGGTACAAGTGACTGATAGAAGTAAAAGTAATGGGTATTTAGAACTACATTGGCCAATGAAAGTAATGATGAAATTTAATGATGACAAAAAAGAAACACAATTAGCATTACTTAAATGGCTTCCCTTTACAGACACCACACATGTTCCTTTATCAGCAAGAAGTATTATGTCTGTTTCAGAATTAGGCAAGGATTTTCAAGACTTTTATATAAATTCTGTAGAAGAAGATCGAGTATTAGATAGAGATCAAGAATTAGATAAAATGTCTAAAATCTTAGCAGATTATGAACCAAAAGGATTAATGAATTAAACTTACCTTTTCGGTTTAACACCTAATTATAACATCTTTTTTTCAAATGTCAAGACCCCAGCACCCCACTTGACATCTATGAATTTTATGATATAATGAGTATAGTAATTAAGTTTAATCTAACCAAAAAGATGTAAAATTATGGCACGAAGAAAGAATATTAAAAATAAGGCTCATTACGTAGATAATGCAAAGTTTCTAGAAGCGATGATCGTATATAAAAAGGAATATGACACCGCAGTTAAAAATGAAAAAGACCTTCCACAAATTTCTGAGTATCTAGGTTCAGTATTTTTGAAGATAGCACAAAGATTATCCTTCCGGCCTAATTTCATAAATTACGCATTTAAGAATGATATGATATCTGATGGAATAGAAAACTGCCTACATTATATCCACAATTTCAATCCCGAAAAATCAAACAATCCATTTGCATATTTTACCCAAATAATTTACTATGCTTTTATTAGAAGAATACAAAAAGAAAAGAAACAGTTGTATATTAAATATAAGAGCATGCAAAATTATGATATAATGCCAGGATACATGGATCAAGAGAAACCGAATGATGTTCCCGATCCTACAGGAGATTACAAAAATTCAGAATTTAAAATAGTGGTTGATGAGTTTGTCGATAATTTTGAAAAGAGTAAAAAGAAAAAAGCGGTTAAAAAAGAACCAACAAAACTAGAATTGTTTATGGGTGTTACATTATGAAGATTGCTCTTATAACGGACACTCATTGGGGCGCTAGGGGGGATTCCCTCACATTCCTAACCTACTTTCGAAAGTTTTATGATGAGGTGTTTTTTCCTTATTTGGAAGAACACAATATCAAGACTTTAATCCATCTGGGTGATGTAGTTGACCGCAGAAAGTTTATCAACTTTAAGATATTGAATGATCTACGAACAAATTTTGTTGAACGTTTGTGGAAAATGGGGGTAGATACTCACATAATTATTGGTAATCATGACACCTTCCACAAGAACACCAATGAACTAAACTCACTCCAAGAAATTTTTACTACACATGAGGGGAAAGTTGAGCCGTGGATGTATTCTTCCCCAAAGGAAGTGGACTTTGATGGTTTGGGTATTTTAATGATGCCGTGGATAAATGAAGACAATTATGGGGAGTGTATGAAAGCCATTAAAAATACACAATGTCAAATCCTTATGGGTCATCTTGAAGTAAAGGGGTTTGAACAACATATTGGTTCATGGAGTCATGATGGTGT